TATTGTATTTGTATCTAAACAAAGGTCTGTCTTCATGCATAGGAACTATATCAAGATCTGTTCCATCAGGATTTTTTACATTCTCATAGAATTCAATGAAGATATCTTCCTCTTTTGATAATTCAGACTCAAAAAATTGAACTTGTCTCCCATATTTACCTTTTTGAAAAAAGGCTGTCTTTATAACAAAAAATGGGTCATTTACTTGTAGAGCTCTAAATGTTTCCATGTGGGTTGTAAAGAACTCTCTTTCTTTTTCTTTTCTAATACTCATAATTTTTAATTTTTACTTATACTTACTTTTTCAACTGCTTGAGGCGGAGTGGGTATTTCAACTATTCTCATGTTTCTTCTATCAAGCTTGAAAAAAGCAATAGCTGTTAGTCCATTTCTAGATTTTAAGAAATGAAATACCAGTATGTCTTCATCAGCAATGATAAACTTTTCTGGGCCATATTGTCTAATCTTCCTTACAGAAGGTTTATTTATACCCAGAACCACATCAGCATGTTGTAACAATGCATCCGCACCAAATAAATCAGAATCTAATACATAATTTCCATAAACACCGTTAAGTTGTCTCTTGGGGTCATCTATGTTTCTATTGAGTTGGCTAAGAACTAAAAATGCAATTGGATACTTTTTCTTCATTAAAGTCAGAGCTTCTCCTAAAGCATACAGCATCTCAAATTTGTCTTTTTGTCCTTTACCATTTTTAAATAATGCTGAGTGATCTATTGTTACTAGCATATTCATATATGTACCATCTGGATTCTTGTATCTTTCCATTTCATAATGAATGGTAGCACACATTTCATCCACAGTACAAGGATCATATACCACATTAATAATATCTTTCTCAGAACTCTTTTCATAGTACTCAACGCACTTATAGTAGACATCCTCATCAACCGGCTCATTTTTGCTCATCAGAGTGTTGTAATCAGAACCTGTATTCAGACTTAATTTTCTTATTCCACTAGTTTCATCTAGCATTTCCATCTGGAACTTTAATACTCTAAACTTATGGTCTAGATTCTTTTCTATGATATCAGTTATCAACTGCTCCATAAATAAAGTTTTTCCGGTTCCAGGTCTAGCACCAACTACGGTGATAGTTCTCCATTCTAATCCATCACAAAATGCATCATTAAATTTTGGCCATGCACTCTTCAGTGATTTCAACTGTCCTTTTCTTCTTAATTTCATTTTTACAAGAGCTTTTCCTAAAGCATCTCTTTCACTAACAGGCATGAGCGGCTTGGCTCCATTAAATAAATCTGACATTTTGTTGGTTTTAATTAGTTAAACATTTATAGTATTCTTTCTTTAAAGTATACTATTTCATCATCTGGATTATTTAATACTAACTCACAATATGTTGCCAAATCTGACTCAAAAGACTTATCTATATTTTGCTTCCTAATGAAGTATTGAGCAGTCCTCATAAACTCATAATCTCTGATCTCATATTCATTAACATATCTGTGGGTTGCTTGTAAAATAATTTCCCAGCCATAATCATAGTTTTCAAAGAACCATTTGAAAGGTGCTTCAAGATTTTTTGCGTTGACTCTTGCATATTTTCCCGAGGACAGTTTCCTATTAGGAAATATTTCAACATACTCCTTTATGTTTGACAAAAAGTCTTTACCCATTAAATCTTTGGCTGCTTTCTTCTTTGTTCTTTTGAAATAACCATTGATTTCTTCTGTAAAGATAAGACTTTTACTAGTAAGTTGCAAGCTTTCATCAAGCCATGCATCACTTTGCAGCCTTTTGCTTTCTATTTCTTTATTAACAAATGCAGAAGGCACTATTTTTTCCTTTATGCAATGTAAAACATAATAAGTATTAGGACTTATATTCTCCTCTACTAGTCTTTTAAAAATTTCATCCATCACCAAATAATTTTTTCATTATACATTTTTTGAACTATTTCATTTGCCTTATTAAAGACATCTTGAGAATCCCAAGTCTTAAACTTTTGGTATGCTGCACTTGCAGGATGACTTGCAAATAACTTATAGTTATTATCATTTACACAATCAGACCAGTCTTTTGCTTCTTTACCTAAGTATATATACACTAGACCGCTTTGATTCCATGTTAGGTAATCAAATAAAAATGCAGTAAATGGTTTCCAAATATGATAATGTTGACCACTTTTTCCTACAGTAGTTGTAAGAGCTGTATTAAGCATTAAAACACCTTGGTTTGACCATCTGGTTAAATTTACATCTAAGCTTCCAGGATGACCTTTATAGATAGTTCTATTGATTTCATCCAATATATAACTTAGACTAGGTTGTAATTCATTTGTATTGCTGCAACTAAATGATATTCCATCTGCTACACCAAACTGTGGATATGGATCCTGACCCACTATAACAACTTTTAGTTTATCTATAGGACATTCTTCAAATGCTCTAAAGATATGTTTCAGAGGAGGGGTAAATCTTTTACCATCTTTTGCTAAAGCAGCTAATTGTGATATAATCTTATCAAAATCACTGCTAAATATAAAAGGTTTAAGGACTTTACCCCATCCGCTAGGCTGAAGTTTATCAAACATTTTTTGTTTAATTTCTTCAATATCCAGTTTTTCTTTCATAATTTTTTTATTTTTGTTTCAAATCAATAAAAATGGGAATCAAAGTTAAAGAAATCCAAGATGATGCTATCATTGAAATAAAAGTTAACAAGAACTTTTATCTTATGATTAAAGCCGCAATGTTTTATGTGTTCAAACAAGAACCAGATAACCAAAAGAAAGAAGAGATGGTTAAAAAAGTTCTTGATCAAGACATGAGAGAATTTACAGAGCTTGAAGCTGCTTTTAAAACTCTTACATTACTGATTGCTGAAATTGAAAGAGTAGCTCTAGCAGAAAATAAAATGGTAGACAAAGAAATTGAACTACCAGATCTTCCTAAAGATCCTACTCAGGAAAGCTAATATTATATACAGCTCCTATTTCAATACAAGCTTCAATAGCTAAACTTAATTCATCTTTGCTACATTCAGCAAAGGACTTGTAATTTATCATAAGACCTTCTTTATAAGCTAGGCCTGCATGATCTTTTACAAGACATTTCATTTCATCAAAAGTATAACCAGATTCTTTTGCTAATTCTCTAATACAAGCATGAACTTTTGCAAGTTGTGCTTTACTGTGTTCAATACCTGACACATCAATATACATATCTACCTTTTGTCCTTCAGCTAGTTTATCTAGAAAAATCTGATAACCTAGCTTTGACTTATCATCAACAAAACTCAGTTTGCCGTTCTTTTTAACTAACTTACCATTAAACATGCTAACAAGTAATAAGGTCCATAATTTCTAAAAATTGCATGAAATGTTCCTTACTTCTTATACTTATAGCAGGTATTTCAAAACAATTCAGTTCCCAATAATCATCTTCAGCATCAGTACTATCAGTACTATGTAATACTATTTGATCACATAATTCTTTTTGATAATAATAGTAATCATGTCCATTCTGGCTTTCTTCATCAAGTATGTCTACTCTCTCAAAGCCAAGATCAATTAATTCTTGTTCTGTCATTTTAATCAATATTTCTATAAACAATACTGATGATGATTATACACATACAATCAATCATCCCAGCTATTATGGTCTTCATCTCTCATTGAATAAATTAATATTCCGGCAACTGCAATGCAAATTACCGCTCCTATAGCTAATTCCATTACTTATCTTTTTTAGGTAAATACTTTTTTTCAAACTTCTCCCAACCCTTTTTATCAAACTGAGCTACCATAAGATCCATCATAATCTCATCAGTATGCTCAGCACACATTCCTATACCCTTAATATCAAGGTCAGGACTGTATCTCTTAGTTGCTGGAGCTCCACATTTTACACAAGTCATGATTCTATGTTTAAGTTATCATCATCTAAAATCTCTCTGATCTTATCTCTAACGGCTTGATAGGCATCATCTCTTTCTGCAGATAATTTTTCATTATACTTTATCTCACCTCTTAGCCATTGATCAAGTTCCCACATAGCACTTTTCCATTTCCAACCATCTAATGCTATTCTAGCATCTTCAAATTCATCTTCTTTGAATTTTAAAATTATTTCTGCCATTGTCCTACAAATATTTCAATATTAATAATATCTCTAATATAATCAATTTCACTGTATTTATCATTATCTAGAGTCCATACTCCCCATTCTTTTATTCTAGTATTTCTTAAAGTAAGAATAGAATATCCAAGCATGTGAGCATTATCTTCATCTGAACTATCCAACATCCTAATCATATTATCTTTCTCTACTTCAGTAATATAACCTGTTTTAAGTAACAAGTTTAACTCTGCAAAGAAAATAAATGGCTTAAATGTCCCTTGTTTAGTTCCTACAGTATACATATACCATAAATATCCAATATTACCATCATTAAGTTTTGAAACTTCCCAATGTTCACCACAAATATCCATAACCATTTTCATGAGTTTAGGATCTTTAAATACTTTTATCATAATTAAAAAATATATCTAATTGTATTCCAAGGTATTATCTTATCATGTAACTCAACAAACTGTTTGATGTAATCTGCTTTTCTGTTGTGTTCATATCTAAGATTCTTTCCACCATACTGAGATACTTTACTTTCTTGAATTTTGGGTACCCAAAGTAAGTCTTCTCCTGGAAGTTTATGCTGTAGATTATACAGATGCTTCTCTTCATTATGAGTAAGAAATATTACTTCAGCTTTGACAGGTCTATCTGGATAAACAGCATTTTCTTTATGCCATCCCCTTGTTATAGCCATGTTACGTATATCATGAAATAATACTTCATATTCCTCTAACCAATTATCATGTACAATAACAGGACTAAAGTTAAGATGAACTTCATAAGCAGCATCTAAGAAATATCTAACTGCAACTAATCTTTCTTTTATAGTAGATGTGTTTGGTTCTAATATTTCTCTGTACTCTTCCGGCATAAGACTAAATCTAATTCTAATCTTACCTTCTGGATTAAAATCCACCAGCTCTTCATTTACATACTTAGTAGCAAATGAACCCATAGCAAGTGGATGATCTCTAAAAAACTTAAAGATTGTCTCCCAGTCATGATATTTAGCATGCAGAGCAAAGTCTTCATTACAAGAGATATCATAGGTTACATACTCTCCTGTTTGATTTGGTTTCTCTACTGTAGAAAAATAAGCATGTGAGTTAATTTCTGTCAGGATATCCATAGTATTAGTTGCTACAGATAATCCTTCCGGCTTATGTCTTTTCATATAACAGTAAGTACAGTTATACAAACAGCCATGACCAAAGGAGGGACTGATATAATCAGTACTCCTCCCACTTGGTCTTATGATCATAGATTTTCTAGTAACTTTTTTAATTACCATTTTATTTTGATTTAACAGCAAGTTCTAGAAAATATTCACCTATGCCTAATGCAAGCATATTATCTTCAATTGGAATATTTGTAAAGTCAGAAACTTCTTTTAATTCCTTTTCAGTAATATACCATTTAAACACAAAATCATATGATACATCATATATTCTTAACTGAAACTGTTTAATAGATACATGTTCTCTTTTTTCATCATCTGGATTACTCCAAAAGTTAAAAAAGCCAACTATTTTATCTATAATTTCCGGTGCTTTATTTTCTTCTACCATATTATATTAATTACTTCAGGATGAAAATGAGCAAAAAATAAAAATGTAAGTATTGCTATAGATACTAATGAATCAAATCTCTTAACTTGAATTAAGGTTTCCCAATACTTTCTTTTTCTCAAATATCTATTAATAGGAGACTGAATAATTGACATAAGAAATATGGTTAGATATATAAACCATAAATTACTTAATGCCATACCTAAAAATAGAAACACTATGTAAAATATTGAAAAACAACCAATACCAAACTTTACAGTTTTATCATTTTCATCCAGTTCATGTCTACTTCTCATATAAAAGGTTCTTACATAAGATCTGGCTTTAATAAATGTTATAATCTCATAACAAATTGCTATACCTAACATTAAGGCTAAAAATACTTCTTTCATGACTTCTTTTTTTGTTCTAAATAATCAATAATAAATCCAGCAGCAACAAGTATATTCATACCCATTGATGCTAATATCTCATAGATGTCCTCATAGACGTTTACTGTCAGGTGAACATGGCCCACCATCCAAAATGGTACAGATAAGTTTTGGCTTATCCATACCACTAAATACCTAATAAAATGTAACATTAGTCACCCTCTTCATTGTTTACGGTTTTTGTGGGCTTCTCCTTTATTGGCCGGTCCTGTAAATTTTCCTTCAACTTGAGCCTTCTTTGCAATCTCTCTTGTATCTTCTGATTCAAGATATTGTAATCTGGTTCTTTCTTGGTATTTTTCATACTCTTCCCAATTATACATTTCTAATTCTTTCATCCTAGCAACATCTGCTATGGTAATTCCTTCTGGTATACCACCATTTGCATTGATGAGATCAATACAGAATTCTTTTATTCGTCCCATATAGTTAAACTTTTTTCTAAGAAAAACTTAATTATTACTCTTATGTCTGACTGACCTTTTATAGCTCCAACAGCCTTTAGCTTATTAAATAATTTCTTATCAAGATCTAATTCTACTCTTACAGATCTCTCACTTTTGGATTCTTTTTCAATTACACTAAAGTCAAATGGAAACATCTGAGCATATACATATACATTTTGCATATATGATTTATCTTTACAAAAGTCTATAGCAAGCTTTTTATTATAATTAACAGTATGTCTTTTATGACCTGTAAGCTTTGCAATAGTGTGTTCAGATAACATAAATCTGTATGCCAAAATACCAATAAGATAACTTCTTTGATCTACTAAAACTCTCTTCCGTGATTTTATAATAATCTTAGATAAAGCTTCTAGTACATCTTCTTTAGTGTATTCTTCCATACTTTAGATATAAAAAGGAAAAAACAATCCTTTGAATTCTGATACAAATGGTCCAATAATCATAGTACTTAAAAAGTTATAATGTTGAGACCAATCATACCAGAACCAAAGAGTAAAAAAATGAGCTACTATTAGATAACAATAAATTGCTATCCAAATATACTTTGAATACCTCATAAGTTTAAATTTTTAAGATTTAAAAGGAATCAAAATCTGAACCTTCAGTTGAAGTATCTTCAACTATCTCGGTTTGAGCAATAATAACTCCAAATCTTGAAGCACTATAAAACTCATAAGGAAAACATTTTTCTGGAATTGATACTTCAGCTAATTTAAAACCTAAAGTATTTTTCTGAAGACCCATTTGTTTAGTATCTATCACTGTATAAACTTCATTTTCTACAATCCAATTTTCATTTGGTATTTTAGTAGGTTTATTTGAAGCATCAAGGCATACTACTTTCATAGGTTTCAATTTCAGTTAATATTTCCATACTAGATAAATCTGCTTGAATATCAAATAATTCATCAAACTTACCTGTTTTTACAGTACATTTTCCTTTATTGTGTGCAATAACAGCACATTGCTCCGCTTGAATAGGTTCATGTTTACAAAATCTAATTAAGCAAGCAATGATGTATTCATAAGTGTTTACATCATCATTATAGATAGTAAGCTTATGTGTTTTAACATCTTCCATACTACTAATATAATAAAAATAATCAGATTAATTTAAATTAACCCCATAGTCTTTCCAGACTATTTTATTTTGATCAAAGGTTTCTAGTGCTTCTTTTACCCATTTTTCATCTACAGTGTCCATATAACATAGTATATGAACAATAGCTTTCTCTGTTGGGTTAAGTCTTAATAATCTACCAATTCTCTGAGCAGCTTTTCTCTCATTACCATAAGCATGCATAATAATACCTTGTCTAAGATTAGGAATATTTACACCCTCATTCAACTGCAGTACAGTTGATAATTGTGTAATCTCACCATCTTTAAATTTTCTTAGATTCTCTTCAGAATCTGAATTATTACTATGATAACTGTAAGGACATAGTTTATCTGCTTGTTTTTGAGTATTAGCAAATACAATACACTTAGAGTTAATACTCTTCATCAGTAAAGAAGTATACTTTTCTTTTGTTGGATATTCCATTAGTGCTTTCATTCTCATTACTCTGAGCATGTGAACACTTCCAGATCCTACATCTAATCTTCTAGACCAATAAGTATAATTATCATATTCTGAAGTAACAAAGGATTTACCCTTCATTTCAGCAACATAACCTTTATCTCTATTGAGTTCTAATTGATGGACAATAATCTGATAATCATTTAGAATTCCATTTTCTATGGCATCATCTGCCTTGAATGTATAAACTACTGGACAAAACTCTTGTACTAATCTGCCTTTCTCTGAATTTTTATATTTAGGAGGAGTACCGGTTAACCCAAGAACTCTTCCTCCATATATATCAAGAAATGACCTATGAGAATCAAGCAAGCTATGCATCTCATCCAAGTAGATAACATCATAATCTCTAGGATTGTGTTTATTTAGACTTAAATAAGTAGTAAACACAATTCTTTCCAATAAAATTTCTTTACCAAATTTTATAGCATCATCTTTCCATGATTGAAAAATTGCTTTTTTTGGTGCTACAACAAGAACTTTCATTAATGGAGTAGTATTCTTTTCAATGTGTGTTAAACCAACTAAGGTTTTTCCAACACCTGTACCAAGAACAACACTACATCTATTTCTATTCTCTGTAGATTTTAATGCTTCTGCTTGGATTTCATCTTTTGTCATTGTAAAATTATTTTAACCAGCCCATTGTTCTTGCCTCTTCGGGATGCTCATGCACCCAATTATGACACTTCCTACAGATAGGAATCCATGTGCTCTGAATAAGATAATACACATCTCTATCAGCACCTGCTCTAGTATGATGTACATCAGTTGCATTATGCATGCAATCTTTAACTTTTACTTTACACAACGGATTCTCTGTAAGATACCGGGCTCTTAATTTAAGATACTCTTGTTCTTTCTTTGCCCTTTTAGAAGAAACCCGAGGAATAGCAGATGTTGTTGGTTTCTGTGCAGTATCTGAATGTTTTTGGCAACTCCAGCAATTTTTGCAGTATCTGTATCCCTCATGGTTCTTCCAAATAACTGTCTCTTTCTGACAGCCATCACAAACTTTAAGCTTTAACTTCATGTTTTAATCTTGGTAACTGAGAAGGCATAGACTCTAAACTTAAAAAGTTTTTAGGTAGTATCCCTTCAGCCATAAAGATAGTAACAATTTGTTTTTTATCAATTTTTAAATCTTTAAAAGTTAAAGTATTTTTAAATTTTTCATCAGTTTCATTTAAAAATTCTAATTCTTTTGTTAGATCTGATTTTGGAAAAAATGTTTTAAAAAGAGTATTAGTATAATGAATAGTAATCTTTTGCTTTTCAATATTCAATACAGACTGTGCTCTCTTATAGACATTAATAATCCTTTGTTTCTTTTTGCTACACATTGCAGCTAATTCTTGTTCATTAAGAGCATCTAGACCATATAATGCTCTCTTGTAAAGATAATTTTGATACTGTGAGTATCCATCAGTTTCATATTGCATGTACATTTTACCTGCAGATAACTGATAATTTTTTACGTCCTGTTTTAACTTTTCCATTTTTTTCATATACATTTTTTTTAATCATAAATAAAAAGAGAGGGACATGAGTGTCCCCCTCTTGAGTTAATTATACAGATTATCCCTCAATAGAGAAATCTTGATTTGGCTTAATAGCATTTGATCTACCTGCTTGAACTGCATAAGCTGTACGCAATTCTTCTTTGTTATCATGCTCTTGGTATGTATCCGCTACATTAGCATCAAAACTAAATTTTGTTCTTCTATAGATAGGAAGACCATTCCAAGTACACACAATACCTGTAGAACCAGCAATTTTAAGATCACGCTCTGGTGTCTTATTATTAAATGGCTCAAGTGATTCTTCAATCACAATTTTACCTGTTAATGCTTGACCTGCAAAAAGATTCAACATTTTCAAATCTTCAACAGTACCAGGCAATAAGGCATTAACTGGTTTTCTTCTTAAGAAACCATTATCATCAATGACATTTCTTACTTGTTGTAACTTTACATATCCATAATCAGGATTGTTTTCAGATACGTTAATTACTGCTCCTGTAGCTTCATCAGCCAATACAATTACTTTAGAGTCCATGACTTAAAATTTTAAAAATTAATAAATAAATAATTAGATTGTTTTGAGTAGATACTATATTCTCAGTTACTCACTCTGAGATAAGTGTTAAGACATTAGTCTTAAAAATCCAAAGAATCACTAAGGTCAATGATATCATCAAATGGTTCATCATCTGATATTATATCATTCTCATTTTCATCATCTGCTAGATAATCAAAATCATAATACTTCTCTTTGGTGTTTTTTTCAACAGCCGAACCAATAAAAGGATCCCTAATGTGTTCACCGTAGTCTATTGACATGAGGTACTGTATATCTTCATCTGTAAGATCCAGAAATTCCTCTACTGAGAGGTGAACTACTTTCCCGTTAGGGAGTTGATATAACATTACCGGCATAATAATATGCAGATAAATATATAGCATTTATATTGAAGTTGTTAGTTTAAACCAATATTATTTAGCATTATATAGCTAAACAATGAAAAGGGGAGATTGCTCTCCCCACATCATTTGGTCAGGAAAAGTATATTCACAGAATACACTTCTTAAAACTCTTCTATAACTTCTAAATCTCTTGCTTGAACATATGTAGTATCTTTCTTTGTAGCACCACCGTCTAAGACATCAGTGTACTCAATATGATACTCACTATACTCATGATAACCTCTAAAATCTTTTACAGTAACAACAACTTTGTCATCATCATCAGCAAATTTCTCTCTGATAGCATCTTTATGACTACCATATCCAAGATTAGATACAGATACTTTGCATAAAGTACCATTAGGTATGACATCAGGTAGTTTATTACCTAACATCAACTTAAAGAAATACTCAGTTGCATGTTGACTTGTACAGATCATAGGAGTTAATAGTTTTACAAACTCCTCAGCATTTGGGTCTTTGATGATCTTACTGAGTGCTTTTGCTACATCAGTATCATCATAGTTTACACTTATCCTCATACTCAATCAGTTAATCTTCTATGTTGTCTTATTTTACTTAACAAATCCTCATTAAAGTGTGTAAAGAAACTTTTGTCAAATACTCTAGCTGTTAACTTCTCTGGAAGTTTGCATGGTATAACAGATTTTCTCACACCTTTACTTATTGGATTACCATCTTGGTCTGTAACGTCTACATTCAAATCAAATCCTAATACAGACTGAATAATATATCTATCCACGACCAAACAAATCATTAAGCATTCCTAACATTCTGTCTTTAGACTGAAATGTATTGACAACTTTCTGAGTAATCAATGTAGCAAAGACAACTTCATTTGTATGCTTACAATGATCAATTACTTCCACTAATGTAGCATGATACTGATCATTATTCTTGTATGCATCAATAGCAATTTTTGAAAGTTCTTCACATCTTTCTTCAGTAATACCAAAGATTTTATGCAACAACTCTTCTTTCTCATCAATGACGAGTAGTTTATAGTTACAATCAGTGTTGTAACTCTTTTTCTTTTTCTTGAACATTTTTCCTAACCAGTTCATAATTATAAATTTAAGTTAAACAATAAAATAGTAGTCCCACTTGGATTCGAACCAAGGACCTACTGCTTAGAAGGCAGTTGCTCTATCCACCTGAGCTACGGGACTGGGATTGACAGACTATTACACCTTTCATCTGCCAGTTGCGGTCATGAGTGCACGCACCAATTTACAATAAATTTTCTACAATCCACTTAAGACCAGGCTTAACCCAACTATTAGTCTTCCTAATGCATAAGTTATTGGCCTTTGGATAATAATCTACAATTCCAAATGTTTTACCTCCCATTTCTGTATCAATGGTATATCTGAACATCTCATCATCTTGAGCAACATCATACCCTGCTTTCAGTAATTGAGGCAAGTAAGTTTCAGTAAACCTTTCTAGTCTACCTTCTCTCAAGCTCCCAGTCATAAGACCGAGAGCTTTAAGATCATTCTCTTCTGCAGCTGCAGCTTGTTTCAATGCTTCAGACTTTTTCATTGCTCAAAAGATTTAGGTTTGTACTCAAACTTATGCTTCATGATTCTTTTGATCATATCTATACAATAATCTACATCATGTAATGTAATACTACCTGTATTAGATTCAACTTGATCACAATGATGAATAGTTGCATAAATACATTTATCAAGTTCTTTAAGCATTTTTTCTTGCTCTTTATAAGCAGAATCAAGTCTTGCTTCTAAATCAGCAATAATCTCATTCTTTGCAGTAACTAAATCTTCTGGAGTTGCAAAGTCATCATTCTTTTTCTTTGCAGGTCTCCCTTTTTTCTTCTTCAAATCAATAGCCATTTTTACTTGTTTTAAAAAATTAATAAGCATCTTCTTCTCTTCCTAAACTCACCCAATCCCCATCACCTAAAATCCAGACTTCTCCTACATATCCATCTGGTTTTAATACTACCATTGTAGTTGCAAATTCTACTACAATATGATTATCTTTTCTTTTTGTAATCTCTACAGGCTTACTGCCTTCAATACTAATTACATTCTGTACAAATCTTTTCTCTGACCTATTGAGAAAATTAGGTAAATCTTGTGCTACACCGAACACAGTTACAAACATGCTAAACATAAAAATCATAGTTTTCATAATCAATCATTTACTAACGGCAAAAGCCCAAATTAACATTCCAATTGCTATTGCAATGAAACCATACAAAGTGTATTTGAATGGTAACATTTTCTTTTCAATCTCAATTCCTTCTTCAATACATACAATCTCATGCTCAATCTCATGTCTTTTTTGCATATATATTTCTGGACTAGGTTCAGCAAAATGCAACATATACAATTCATCAAGCAGTTCTTCTTTTCTTTTTTCTAGTTTTTTTATTCTATTCATTGGTTTAAATTTTACAACAACAAAAAAGCCGGCTTTTACACCGGCTCTAACATCTATTACAAACTGATCACAACCACATCAAATCATCTACTGGAAGACTTTCTTTGGAATTATTGACAACTTGTTTCTTGCACCAATCCTGAAAATAGTCAGAATTGATAAACTCTTTAGCACTCTCAACATACTCATCAGCAATTCTAGAATTGCCAATACCATACATCTGATTAAAGACAGCCTTGTTTTCAAAGTAATTTACATCAACACCAAGAGTTGCTCTTACACCATCTTTCTCAAATCTAAAAGCAAAATACTTTTTGTTTCTGATTTTAAATTCATAGTTGGTATAGACACAATGCTTCATTGTAGTACCCTCTTCAAACAACTCATAGTTATTCTGAATTATTTGAAAGCCTTTAGGAAGATCTATAGGAGGGTATTGGTAATCAAATGCTTCAATTGATTTTACCTCAATCTCCATAATCTCCCTAGTCCACTGAGCATGAACCTCTTTTCTTCTAGCCTCAGACCATTTTGGATTTACCTTCCTATTCAATACTGCTGCTTGATCAAATAAATCATTTACAATATGAGGAGTATTATAACCAAGAGTAGATACAAGTTCTATGGCTTGATTGATATTAGTAGAATATTCAAGAATTCTTCTATAATACTTTGCTGAATTAATACTTGAATTACTAAATACTTTGTAAAACAATTCAGGTGACACATCCATTTTTCTATAAGGACTTGTTTTTAAATAAGCCTTTACAAAATCTCTAGGATTAGTAATCTTACCTTTAACTATTTTCTTCAACATTGTAGGATTCAATAAACTTTGCAAAGAACTACTCATATGATTATACCAATCAATTTTGAAATAGATAAGAATATCACAAAGTAGTGAAGATGGAGTTTCCTGTATTGTTCTACCAAACCATAACTTCAAATCTTTCTTAGATCTATCATATGTAGCACCATACTTATTGGTTCTACTGTAAAATAATCTATTATTTTCAAATCTTGGTCTACAATCAGTAAATGACCAGTATACATGAGTATCTGTTTCTTTCCTTGTTGCGTATTGAAATGCATGAACTTTCTGTTTATAAAAATTAAACCTTTGCATTTCTAGAGAGTCATTCATATATTCAAGGCTCTTTTCATAAGCAGCCTCATTGATAAACACTTCTATTTTTTCCATTTTTAATATTTTTTTCTGTGAATAAAAAAGGAGCCGGCTATTACCTCGGCTCCCTCTTGCTTTGTAAATAGAGGAGAGAGTTCTACTTACACGCAGTATCTGAACTTTCTGTGATTACCTGACCATAGGCTTCACAACTTGCTTTCTTTGAAGCACATGCAAAGAATAGTATTGCCATTAGAATTAGCAAACTTACTTGCAATAAAAAACGGTAAATTGGTTGCATATGTAAATATAATTATTTTTTACAATAAAACAAAATTGGTGACTTCTGTTGCCAAGGTGTCACCAACCTCCGAATCTTATTCAGTTCCAATACAGGAATACCGCGCAGTGTCCACAGTATCAAGCATCAATTGCTCCGGTGTATAAATTACACCTTGCAATATACTCTTCAAAATTGAAGGGCTGAAACCTGATACCAAGCCAATGCCTGAATCTTTAGCAGATGCAGGAACATTACCAAGTCTACCGTTAACATTCCAAAATACTATCTCAGGCATTTTGTATCCTGCATCAGAATACTTTGCCCTAATAGAATCTAGGTTGCTACCGCTCCGACATGCACTATTAAATTCCATATCACTAATAATAAGGATTTTAGTAGGCATCTCATCTTCTGGTAATGACTCTCTAACAGCACTGTTAAGAATCAAGTCAAATGTGGCTTGAAGATTAGTAGACATACCCCAGTCTGCTCTCTGTAACTGTCTCATTCTCTGAGACAAACTACCTTTTAAGTAATTCATCTCAGGTCTTTCTGAGAAAGTTAAGAAAGCATCCTTGAATATACCCTCATTTCTTTCAGAGATATAAATCCCTAAAGAAACAGATACATCCATAGGAAGTCCTTCCATACTACCAGAGACATCACATACAGGAATAATCCTTTCTGTGCTACCTTCCATGTAGTTTGGCAAAGCATTCCACTGAGCTTCTACTGCATCTGCATTATCTCCATTCTGAATTGCTTGATACAATTGATGAGGAAATAATACTGATGCATTAATCTTCTGTTTGCCTGCTTGAACATCAGCAATATAGTCTGCATATCTTTGACCATCACGGTTAAAGAATGCATTTCTATGCTTATTCATAGCAACTGAAGGTACCTGAGAGTAATTAATCTCATCCCATTCATTAGCACACATTTGAGTCTCCACTACTTTGGTCATTGACACCAATCTCTTTCTAAACTCTTTTGGAGTTAGTTTAAGATACTGATGCATGGCTACAAACCATTTACCTTTTCTTGGAAACCATTTGGCTAAGAGGTTAGCATTAGGTGATTCATCAAGTTGAGTAGCTAACCAATTAAGATTATTCTTATTTGGTTCTTCAATCTTGAATACATCCTTCCAATATCCAAATTCAGGGATATATATAGCTAACTGATCATACTCATAAGGATATTCCTTACTAATATGTTCCATAACTATTTGGAAAAATCTTTTCTCACCTGCACCACCTCTTGCATCACGTGCCCAGAATAGAATCTTATATGCTAAGTTCTTATTCTGTGCATGTGCACGGTCAAAAGCAAGTATAATATCAGACTCTGACATATATCTACTTGCTCCTGCTAGGAAAAACAAGTCCAAACAATAGTTTAAACTTGTTGAATGTGTGATAGCTCCATTAGCTGTTAAACTATCATACTGTCTTGTTGCGTTTACTAATTTTGACATTTTATTTAAATTTAATTGGTTACTAGATAATTGTGGGAAGGTGCCTGCCCCCTTTCGGGAGACAGGCTAGTGGTGCATTACAGAATACTATCTAGAACCAACCTCATTACTGAGAGACAGAGCACCTTCCCGGGTTTGATCCTATGGATCTTTCTCTGATTGTATAGTTTAGATATTGTGCTGAAGTATTCTTCACACCAATTTTTGCAGGTTGCCTTTTTCATCATGTTATATAGCTTGATAGAAAATTGCTGCATGCAACCTTTAAAATTCTTTGGCCCCTCTGCACTCAGTTGTAATAGAGGTAAAGGTTGCTACCCTTTTTTCTCGAACCATTATATTACAACTGCCTGTCCTTGGGAAACAGGTTGTGGTGCATTAACCAGGCTACTATTACTTATTTCCTATAAAGTAAATATTGCTGTAGTAGCCTTTCAATTGCAGAATGCTTTTCTGTTATAACCAATTAAACTTTATTTTTTAATTGCTGGAGCATTCTTTATTTCACATTCGCGATGTGGTTTTTCTTGTTCTTCATAGCACTGTTGACAAATATGAAATTCATCACAAGTGCAAGTTAATTCCGGAGATATGCAATATAACATATACATATCTTGTGCATCTTCAAACATCATAAGCAAAGGTATTATAAATTATCAATAGTTATTAATGAATCCAAGTCAGAATATTTACCACCATATACTCTGTGAGTATTGTAGTTTTCTACCCATATACTATCTTCACTTACTTCTAGATAATACTCAATGTCAATGTTACCACCAACATCTGTCCAATCTTTTGATGCATTCTCGGGAGACTCTGTGCCTCTCCTATTGATATCACCTACAACAAATCCTATAGTAAATACTACAATAGATATTAATGTAACTATACCAGCTGTTCTTAAATACTCTCTCTCCATTTTATTTATTATTTATTAGTTACTAGTTTATAAGGGAGAGCATTATACTCTCCCTATCATTAATGCAATAGATTCTCATCATCTTCTGATAAGTCAACTTCAACTTGTCTTACACCCATTGATTCCATAATCTTAATGGCTTCAACTACTTCTTTATCTCTAGGAGTAGAGACAAAGGTTTTAAATGTGTCATCACAAGTTTCCATTATCTGTTTCATCTTGGCTGCTGAAATAATTAATTCCATTGTCTTTAAGGTTTAAGTGAATAATCAATAATTGCAATCTGACCTACATGAGAAACACTTATTATATCATAGTAAGTGCCAGGAGTTAATGTTGCATCAAAATAATCATGTGCTCTTTGAGTAGCATATAATAAAGATGATGCTTGCATATGTAATGTTTCAGTATTACCATTACCACGCTTAATAGTTACAAGATATAAATTATCTTTTTTCATTT